CCGAGTTCTTGCACCCGAACGACGTCGCCACGCAGCTGGGTGTGCGCACGGTCACGGGCGTCAGCGGTAATGTTGTCTTCCAAGTTGCGGACAAGCCTCCCGGAACGGCTACCCCAAATGAGAGCGCACCCCAGGCAGTGGGCAACATGACGTTCAGCGCCATTGAGCTGACCCCAACCCGGGTTTCCGCTCACGTTCAGGTGACCGAGCAGCTCTTGGCTCAGACCTCTGACGATCTCGGCGCTTTTGTTGCTTCTGAGATTCGCAAGGCTGTGGACGCAAAGTTCAACACCACTGTTGTCTCTGCTATTGACGCAGCTGCTGATCACCGCGCTGGTGGAACGATTGCCCAATTCGCCGCCGCAACTCAGAACGCCCTTCATATGGAGGAGGATTTGATGATTGACAACGTAGACAATCAGAACATTCGCGTTCTCACTAGCCCTACCGCTTACCGTACTAATCGTCAGCTCTCTCTCGACGCCGGTTCCGGTCTGCTGTTTGCCTCTTCCCCAAGTACCCGCCAATCCGTCCTCGAGTACCCGACGGTCATCAATAGCTCTGTTGACGCCGGTCACCTGTACATGATGGACGCTACCCGCGCCGTACAATGTAGGTGGGGTGGTTTAAATTTGATTATTGACCCTTACACTGACGCCGATAGCGGGGTCGTTCGCATCATCGCCAACGTGTACCGGTCCTTTAAGACCCTGACGGACATGACGAACCGAACCGGAACTAACTTCGGTGGCTACGGTTTCACCGGTTACCGCGACTAATGTTCTATGAAGTCAATCGCACATCGCCTATAGACGACACGTTCGTGAGCTCCGTTACCATGCGGGCTCACGTTCGTGCGATTGATGAATCTGAAGATGACCTGCTAGATATCTATCGCGATGCTGCGGTAGACTATCTGCAAAATCTTTCCGACCGAGTTCTCGGTCTATCTACTGCGAAGGTGCTCCTGGACTACTCTGAGTTCAGGGCACCTTTTCGCATTCAAAAGCTTCAGGGCATTACTTCTGTATTGTCTTTGGAGTATTTTGAAAATGGTGTATTTACGAAGCACATTCCGGTAGTGCCCGACGATGAGGTCCACGGTCACCACTTTGTTCAACTCTCTTTTACAGGCGGTACCGCAGTAAACAGGGTTGTTGACGTTGATGTCTTTAATACTTCCGTTGATGTGCAGCAATTAGTCACTGACACTAGCGACACACCTTCGGCTATCACACATACTTTAAGCCGCTATAATTGGCATACTGAGCAGTATGTTCAGGTAGATACAGCTAGCGGCTCGGGCGGCTATACAGTCCATACGTTTCAAAACCTTCAGGCGGGACTATACCGTATTGACGGGACAGTCACTGGTGACCATACGCATACGAGTAGCTCCTACTTCGCGATAAACAACGGCACTTTATTCAAGCATACTGCCATGACTGACCAGTACCCAAGTCAGTTTGATTACAGTGAGCTATGCCAGCAGCTTAGTGAGGGAGGGGAGAAAATGAGTTTCAGGTTGCGCGTCAGCTGCGGTACCGCTTTAGGTTCTCTACCGAAGCAGTATGTCCAGGCGGCCTTATTGTTGATTGGTCACTACTACAACATGCGCGAGGCAGAAATAGTAGGCGGTATTACCACGGAGGTAAAGGAGGGCGTCCGGCGCTTGGTATCTAGTGTAAGGCAATACTGATGCGGGCCGGTGACTTACACGATAAGTTCAGCATCTACTCTGTCGCACAGAATGTGAATACATATGGTGACTGGGTAGAAACGGAGACGTTGCGATATGGCAATGTCCGCTGCATGGTAGTCCACATGGGTACACCTTCCGCTGGTGCTTCAGAGTTTACGGACGACGATCAGCGCGTTGGCGAAATGAAGATTGAGTTTAAGTGCCGCTACCTTTCTGGCATTGAATTCAGCGACATCATCATGTACAATGGCGGTCGCTTTAACGTATACAGCATACTACCTATCGGTCGCCGCGAGGGGGTACGTATCCGAGCTCGTCGCCGCGATAACACCAATGACTCTAACCCTGCTGACTAATGGCTCAACTAGGAAGAAAGTCTACTGCATTTATTATCAAGGGCACGAGTCGTAAAGACCCGCTACCTACCCTACTGCGTAAATACGTTTCGTTAGAGCAGAGACAGAAAGAGCTTTACCTAATCTTAAAAAGGGCGGGTGAACCTATGGCTGCCGATATGCGCCAGGGCTCTCCTATTGGCGCTACAGGTGCTTTGGCGGCAAGCTTCCGCGCTAGGAAGGCTAAGAAGAAGAAGTTCGGTCACGTATCTGTTTTTGTCGGGGGTATAAAAAAGGGCACTATTACAGGCGCTAAAGGTGGTATAGTTAAGATGGCGGGTTGGCGAGCGCACTGGGCAGAGCTAGGTACGGTCAACCACCAAGGGGCTTACTTCCTTCAGCCGGCAATCCGTAGGGGCATCCCCGTGGCAAAGAAGAAGATTCGCAAGGGTATGCAGAACTTAGTGCGCAGATTGAGGAAGAAAGGCGTTATACCTAAATAAATCGACATGGCAATTATTAAATCGAAAGTACTCGGTCTCTACGTGTTGGACACGACAGAAGGTAGCACTAATCCATTCATTGTTGGCGCAGGAAGCACCGATGATTTAGCCGTCGCCGACGCTGAGGCTAATGGTGCAGCAGCCGGAGATAACGTCATGCTTGTCGGTACCACGGGGGTTTTCCGGAAGTTCGTCAACATCATAAGCGTGTCAGCCACCCCTACTACCTTTACTGAGGTTACAGATTTCAACCTTGCCCTTGCTGCCACCAATACCAGCATGGACGTAAGTAATACGGTGAATGAAATCGTTGCTCGTGATGGCGCTGGCGGCTCAGAAACATACATCGTAAGTGGAGCTCAGACTTGGAGTTTTTCAGGGGATGGATTCCTGACTGACTCAGGTAATGACAATGCTCAGGATATGTTTCTTTCTAGTTCAGGAAGTAAGTATGTCGTTGTCAAGTTTGATACTGACGTGACTAGCACTAGCTCTACTGTATACGTAGGCCAGGGCTTGGTCGAAAGCTTCTCTCTTTCTGGTGGTTTTGACGACAATGTAACCTACTCTGTTACTGTTAACGGATACGGTAAACTTTACTATTACACTGCATAATCATGGCTAGTATTCTTAACGCAAATAACCTTGCGGTCTATCACATTGACACAGATAGCACTGACAAGCCCTTGATTTTTGTCGATTCTGCCACGATAGACGCAGATATTGAGACCGCAATGAACACTGCATCCTTAGTGGTGGGCTTTTACCTTGTAAAAACAACAGCAGGTGAATTTACTGCTGCCGGATCATATACCGGAGGTGGTAGCGGAACATGGGCACGTAGTTCCTTTACAATCCTAGCTGCAGCCACGAACAGCACCTTGGATATCTCCAATGAGATTAACGACGTCGCTCGCGATGCTGGTCAGGGTGGTGTGATTCAGGAAAAGGACAACAGCTTTACTGTTTCCGCCGAGGGACTTATTGAGTCAGTTCTTGCTGATACCGGTCGTACCCTCGTTGACATTGCAAACGACGGTGAGTATGTTATTGTTCGGTTCTACTTGGACAACCAAACGGCTTACGTAGGTATTGCCCTTATTGACAGCATCAGCCTTACGGGCGCTGTCGATGAAACTGCAACTTACTCGGTAACCTTCTCTGGCGTTGACAGCCTGATTAAAGATTAGCTGGCAGGCGCCGGTGGCGGCAGCGGTGGTGGCGGCGGTGGCGGTGGCGGTTTCGTCGAGAACGAACTGCCGTTCTCAACACCCACTAGTACTTCCACCCATGCCATTTCTGATTTGCAGACAGCAAGCTCGTTATCTGTAGAGGACACGAATGGACTGGTATATTCTCTGCCTGATTTACAGGATTCTAACGCATTCATTCAATTTACTTTGAGTGGTTCTCATATCGTAGACGGAAACACTGTCGAAGCTAAGTTGTACATGTGGCCAGGAATGGGGCAAGCGATGCAATTAGTACAAACTAAGTCGTTTACAATTAGCGGCTCAGTTGGTAATAGCGTTGATTATACTTGGTCTGGTTTTAGTCCAGGTACTGACGAGCGTCATTTGATTTTTGCTAATAGCAGTAGTGTTGACGATAATAGTGCGAATCACGCTTACTTGGAGACGGTGGTTACAGATGGCTCTAGTGAAACTAGTGTAGGCTATATGATTGGCTACTCGTTCGGTGATTTTGGCCAACCTACTGGAAGCGAGTTAGCCAACAACCTTGATTTCTTCGCGGCTACTACTAATGGTTTAGCCCTGCATAAGCCGAGAACCTGGACAGCTTTTGAGACTAGTGATGGATTGGTCAGTTTGAGTGTTGGTCAAACCACCAATCACTCGGCGAGTTGGGGTGACGAGTTTGACATTACTGTTGGACAGCAAGCCACTAGTGGTAGTACGCAAAATACGATAGAGATGTTTATTGAGTCGTCTAGTGGTGTTAGAACATATCTAGAACTGGCCTTTTTCTCGGCATCCCCTATTTGGGGGGCTACAGTTCCTTTTTCTGCGAACCATCAACTTTTCTTTAGGCTGCCCGTAAGCGGCACTAATGGAACGTATGACTTTGGTTATAGAATTAAACACGCTGACTCAACGGCAGAAGCAGCAACGCTGTTTAACATTCAGTTTGACATTACCTAATAATGGACAATAAATTTCGAGGAGAGTACTCCTTTAAGGTAGGTACAAAGACATACCACACTTTGCTTAATATGAATTCCCTTCGCATCCTGTGCGCTAAGGAAAAGCTGAAGCTGAGTGAGTTGGATGCATTCCTTACCGAGAACCCTTTCGATAGTGTTCCAAGTATGGTTTACTACGGGATTCAGAACTACAGTCTGAAGCATGGGAAGAAGCAGCCTGTCCCTGATTTTGAAACCTTCTGTGCCCAAGCTTTAGATGAGCCTGGGTTGTTCGAGGAGATGTCGGACTTTGTTACGGAGTCCCTTGGCGGCGACGAGGAGCAAAAAAAAACAAGGGCTCAGAAGAGGTCGCTGAAGAGCTAACCTTGTGGTCCCTTTACGAAAGGGGCATGGCTTTAGGGTTAACGCCGGATCAGTTTTGGGACATGACGTTCCGAGAGTTTTCCCTGTATTCTCGCGGACATGACTTTAGGTTGGCACGTCAGTGGGATATGGCAGCAACTATCCTAGCGTTACTTGCGAACGTAAATAGCGGGAAAGGCAAGAGGTTTTCACCGGCTGATTTCCACCCGCTACTAGATGTAACTTCAGAGGCTGAAACCAAGGTTAGTTCTGCAGAAGAACGCGAAGCCTTGTTTGCTAAACTAAAGAAGTTCTAATGGCGAGTATATCAGAGTTTTCACGGCTAAGTGCCATCCTAACGATGGATATCACAGGGTTCATGAAGAACGCTGAGATTGCTCAAAGTAAGTTAGTCACTTTTGGTCAAAAGGCCACGAAAGTAGGCTCTAGTATCAGCCGGGGATTGGGTCTTGCGTTTGCTTTGGTAGGGGGCGCTGCAGTTAGCACGGCATCGGAGTTTAACAAGGTCAGTGTTCAGTTGCGGTCCCTTGTAGGCAAGGCTGATTTTCGTAAACTCTCTGAACAAGCGCGGGGCTTAGGTGAAAGCACAATCTTTACGCGCATTCAAATTGTTGAGGCGCAAAAAGAACTTGCGAAGCTCGGTACTTCGGGCCGCGACATCGGCAACATTATTCCTGCTATATCTTCACTAGCCGGTGCTCTTGATGAGGACTTAGCAGGTTCAGCGTCAGCGGTAAAGGAGGCTCTGAACATTTTCAGATTAGAGGCTGATCAGGCAGGAAGGGTTACTGACTTGTATGCTCAGGCTGTGCAAAGCAGTGCGCTTACAATTCCTCAGTTGCGAGAGGGACTAAAAAATATTGGTCCAATCCTAAAGCAACAAAATGTAAGTTTAGAAGACTCTGTTGCACTGCTTGCTTTGCTAGCCAATTCAGCTATTAAGGGCTCTACTGCCGGTACTAAGCTGAGGTCTACGTTTAATAAGCTAGCTAAATCATACAGTGACGGTAATGTTGCCCTTGCTAAATTTACTGAAGGCAATTTAGAGTACTCAGAAATCCTCGGTATTCTTAATAGCCGTGCCGCAGTTGTCGGCTCTATTTTGCAGGACCAGGGTGGTGACTTAAAGGACTTACAAGTCTTGTTTGACCTAGCTGGTGGTGCTGCCAATAGGCTTTCTGAAGAGTTTGAAGGAGAGCTTTTCTTTACTGTTGAACAGCTCAAGAACGCCTTTCAAAACTTAGGTATTGAGCTAGGTAGAACTTTAGTTCCGGCAACAGAGGTGTTGCGAGACATTATGGTTGGTCTTGCAAGGGTATTTACATCTCTTAGCCCTGGTACAAAGTCTCTTTTAGGTACTTTCATTGCGCTTACACCTGTCATTGCCGGCCTAACCTTTGTTGTTGGTCAGCTTACGATTGCAGTTGCTGCCTTGTCTACAGCTTCGGGGTTAATTGTAATTTCTCTTTTGGCTGCCGCCGCTGCCGCTGCTTATTTTGGTGGGGAGGTAGGTTTTGCAGCAGAAGAAGCTAGAAAAAGTAAACAGTTATTAGAAGATTCACAAGACTTAAGGTCATCAAGTCAGATTAGTGACGTAGATGGAACAGTAGCTGCCATCACTAGGTTACGGGGTACTTATTCAGCCTTAGGAGAAGAGATTCGTGACCTTACGGATTTACAGCGGGGTACAATAAAGTTAGGCCGGAAGCTTGCTGAGGAGGGCGAAAACGCCACCAAATCGCAAGCGCTTACAGCGGTTGGAAGTGAGCTTGCGGACGCTTATGTGGAGCGCACAAGAACTATAGATCAATTAAGACTTGAGAGGTTTGAAGTAGACAAAGCGATAGTAGCAGCCAGAGAACGCGCTGAATCGCAGAAAGCGCTGAACCAAATCTTCGCTGACGGAAACAAGCTTCAGGCTGACGCTGAGGACGCTGAAAAACGAGGAGTAGAAAACTCGAAGAAGAGGTCCAAACTACTCTTAAGGGCTGAAAATGAACTTGCTAAAGCTCGTGCGCAGCAATTGCCTGATTATCAAAGGAGGCTAGCTGAAGTCAATATTAAAATTAAAAACTTGGTTGACCAGCTTAAGGCTGCTGGTGGAACTGGAGATGAGATTGATGGTATTGCAGCATCGCTTAGGGCAATTGCAACGGCTGACATAGCTGCCGACCGTACTTCTTTCTTAGCTGATTTAAACTTACAGCTCGAGCGCTTAACTACAGGTGACATTGGCAGAAAGCTGATTGGGGTTCGACAGCAAATAGCGGGAATAGCGGATGAGGCCGCAGACCTAGGTATCTCATCAGATCAGATTGCTCCGCTACTAGAGCTTCTTGAGACAAGGTTGACCGGTGAGGTTTTTGAGGATCAAGAGGACCAGGCCAACGCTAAAAGAAAGAAAGCTAGGGAAGAATATACCAAGTTCCTTCGCTCAGATTTGGAGAATCAAATTGCGGACCATAGACAGGCTGTAGACAATATTGTGAAGGACGCTGAACTCAGTGTCCAGGAGCAGCGGGAGCTGTACTACAAGTTGGATGAGGACATCCGTAAGCTGCGCAAGGAAAGCGCTGATGAGGCCGCTGAAACAACCGTCAATCAGCTTCGGGTAGTCCGGGATTTTGCTAACGCGCTAGGCAATGCATTTAGCACTGCACTTGAAGGAGGCACTAACTTCTTTAAGGAGCTAGGCAATGCTTTCTTAAGCTTCTTCACTCGAATCATTGGTAAGCTAGTTTCTTTAATTGCCTTATATGCAATTCTAGCTCTCCTGTCAGGCGGAACAACAGCAGCAGGTGCGCCCACCGGACTTGCTTCGACGGCATCTCAGCTTATGGGTGATGGTGGCCTCAGCGGGTTTCTTTCGGGTGGCCTTGGTTTCCGGTCTGCTCAGGGTGGCGGTGACCCCATGGCTTTTGGCAGCCGCATTGATGGCAATGATATTGTCATAAGCAATCAAAACAGCGGTCGTCAAATGACCCGAATTGGAGGATAATGGCAGTAACAAAAAGGTATTACGCAAAGTGGAAGCAGCCTAATCGGGAGTTCCAAAGGTTCCTTTATGTATATGACCTAGAGAACACTGCTTTTGGATGGGGGTTTTCTTCTAATGATCCGAAGCAGTTAACCATTGCTAGTGGTGGGTTAAACCTCCAGTACGAAGGCAGGACTGACAATGTGTTTGACCCAATTAAGTCTAGCAGCTTAAAGGTAAACCTGATTATTCAGAACGATGATCAAGCCAAAATACTAGAGGCTATACGCGAAACTACCGAGTTCAATATCGGTGTTACGTATGGTTTTATTGATGAAGTAGAGCTCGGTGGTGTAACCTATCTAAATGAGATAGTTGAATGGAGAGGCGTGGTTGCGCCACAGTCTGTTCAGGTCGATTACGGCATTGACCCATATGCGGTTTCTTTTACAGCCGTCGATGGTTTAAGTCTGCTCGCTGAACAGTCATACCGTGCTCCTAATGGAGCTCAATATGATGACCATGCTACGCTGCAAACGCATATGGCTCGGTGCTTTCAGTACCTGCCCACACTGCCGTTGTTTGGTACACCTGATGTGGTGTTCTCTTACATTACCGATATCTATCATGACAATCATGACATCAATGCCAATCAAGTTGGATACGATGTAGGACCATTGTCAAGAACTGGATGCAATAGCGGTACGTTTTTAACTGAAGCCGAAAGACCTAACATTTTTGAGAACCTCTTTCTAGTAAAGAGAAAGACCCTAAGTTGTCTAGATGTCCTAAAGGATATTATGATTGCTTTCCAATTGACTATGTCAATGAGTGAAGGTAGGTTTTACTGCGTCAGTGCACTGCCCTACTTAGCAGACCCTGAGTTCTACGGGAAGTATCAATACGGTCTTAGTAAAAATAATCTTTCTAGTCCGGGTATCACGAGCAACTACGGCCCTACGGAAATTAATCAGGGCAGTTACATTGACTCTGACTCAAACTACGACATATTAGTCGGCAGCAAGGAGTCTGTTCTTCCGCCAGCTTCTACGGTGACGTATGTGCATCGCAATGGCGGTAGCACAAGGGTGTTTCCTCGGGCACAAACCCACGTAATTGACGCCAACTTTCGTGACCCGGTTATTACAGGCATTCCGCGCCCAAACCTTGGTGACTTTCAAGGAGACCAAGAAGGCGCTCGGCTAGGTGACTTCCCAAAGAATAACGCCGAGATAGAAATACCACAGGGCACTGGTTTCCGTATACGTGGAATTTTCCGTATGCGGGTAAGGAGCCCAAAGAACGACAGCCTAAATGTGATTGGTGATCCGGTGAGTAGGGCTGACGAAATGATTGGCGCCAAAATAATTTGCAGCATGCAGATTCAGGTTGGCTCCTACTATTTAAAACAGACCGCCACTCAACTGAGCGCTAGTGATTTTACTGACGAGACTGATTGGGGTGAGATTCAAATCCCTTATTTGGCGGTAGGTGCTAATAGTTATACAAACAGGTTTTACTATCCCATACAGCACAGTGACGCCGAATGGACCACTAATTCCGCTGACCGGTTTGAATTCATGGTCTTGCACCCTGAATTTACGCAACCTGCCGTAGAGACTATTGAGTATGATGACGAGAACGGAGAAGTAACTACGTACCCTGTAGGGTTGTTTCTAAAGAGACAGCCTGACAGCGTAAACAAAACCATTTACAACAACGAATCCCATCAAGAGTGGATGGGAGAAAGTTCAAACGGTATTTTGATTGACTGGCTAGAAAGCAATCCAATTGGATTAGCTGGCAACGACTACCCTAACCCCGTTATATCTACAGACATAGACCTGCAAATCCCTGCGCTACCTGATGTCGCAGGAGATCAAGTGGGTATTACTATCGACTGTTCCGTAAAGGGGTATACTGCTGAAGGGTTTATCCTGTACGATACTGATGTATCGGCCTGGCCTAACCCATCTAGCAACTATAGTTGGTTAGGTAATGTTCTTATTGACCCACCTACTTGGACTGACTTTGAATTCTATCTTGGTGATGCAAGTCGTTCTGAAGACACGATGTTCAGCTCACAGGATGACGACCCAAATGGCTCTGAATCCCTGCTACTTGGAACAACTCTTTTGGGCAGCAGGTACAATGAGCTCTTTGGTGCGCTTGGCTACCTTCATGTGGGCGTATACGATCCCAACACCAATGAGTGGCCTACAGGCAGCTATTCTAGTCAATGGGATTCTTTACATGAAACTCAAGCTGCAAACAAGGGTATTTTACAGGTAGCCGCCAATGTAGGGATGAGCTACTATGGTGAAGCAAGGCGTCAGTTTGATTTAATCCTGAAGCCTAGGCCAGGAAGCTCTAGAAATCGAGTCATTAGCCCTCGTAACATCTTTGACTTTACTCGTGAGAGTATGCGCCTTATTGTGCAGCGGGTTGACATTGATTTGGAGTCAGGCATTATCAATATGACAGGCGTAGAGCTTGAGCATGACCCAAGGGTAATCACTGAGCTAAACACCACTGGCAACAAGGGCCTGAATCTTGACGGAGGAGGTATACCCCCGGTGCCTGGTGGGGTTGTACGGTCCCAAAGGATATTTGGCGAAGAAAGGTTCTTGGGCCGGTCATTAAAGCCTGAGCAGGTAACAAAGCTAGATTTCATAAACGTCAACGCTGCTGGAACTGGCGTTGACACAATCACGGGGTTTACCGGAGGCGGTGGAAGTGTTAGTGCTAGTGATCAGCTAAAGCTTGACGCGATTACCATGAACGCTAATGGTGATCAGATTGCAGACTTTGATGTTGACGCTAGTTCTGAACCACTAAGCTCCGATGAAGTAGACGATTCTACCGCTGCCCACAAGTTTGTAACTCAGGGGCAAATCAATGATATTGCTAGCACGAGCGCAAGCGTCAGTGATATACTAGCCGTGTTTAAGAATAGCACCACTAGCGATGGCGCAGGGGTCTACATAAATACTAGCGCGACTGACGAAAGCCATGTCTCTGTAACTGGTACAACGGGCAAGCTGCAAGCGGGTGCGCGTACCAACATTGACCTAAGCGAAACAAGCCCTGGTCAAGTTGACATTAACGTACAAAGCGGAACAGCTGGTAGCGAGGTGCAGACCACGGCAATTAGCGTTGCAGGAAGTAGCTCTAGTCCCCTGCCTACCACGACTATTAACAGCCTTGTCAACCATGGGAGGGATTGGAACTTTACTAACGCGAGTAGCACCGTCACATTTACTGCCGGAACCTCGGGCATTGATTACGGCGACTTAGACAACCCTCCAACAACTATTACTGCCGCTGAACGCGCTAAACTTAGCGGGCTGACTAAGTATCACGGCGTATTGTTGGATGGCGCTAGTGGCGGTACAGGCATTGGTAGCGGCACAATCTCAATGGCTGTGGGCGATAGGTTTGCCTGTAAGGGTACTGTTGCAAGCGATGGTTTCTACGAAGTGACGACGGCATTTACTTGGACACAGGGTGCTACCGAAACCGATGGACAGCTAGAGTTTAATGCGGAGTTCAACAACTTCCAAGTTGTCGCTAGCGCGGCAGATATCGGTCTTGCTGACTTAGCAGCGTCTAGCGCAACAGATGCCTTTAATGATTCATTAGCTTCTTTTTCCTTAACCACTTCAGCAGCCACTACTTTCCAAGCTCTAATTGTTCTATTTCAGGGCAACACGGCAGTCTTTGGTAATTTCAGTGTAACTGGTAATATTACTTTAACCGGAACAGTAGACGGCATAGACATTGCCACTGACGTATCGGCTAACACTGCTAAGGTTTCCTTCCCTGGTTTTGGCACAACATCAGGCACTGCACTAGAAGGTAATACCGCTATACCTTCTGCCACATCTGATTTGACTAATGACCTAGGCTTTATCACTTCAGCTAATGAACTAGACGGCGTTTATCTTGAGGTAAAGACTCGAACGGCTGCGTATGTCTCTGGAGCGCATGAAGGTCAGGTAGTTAAGTTTGGTACAGGAACTCTCACTGCAGGAAAGGTCTATGTATTAAGAGATAATAGCGGTACTGGTCTTTGGGAGGAAGCCGATGCCGATGCTGAAATACAAACCAAGGGGCTGTTTGGTATGGCTCTAGGGACTAGCCCAACAACAGATGGATTGCTTGTGCGGGGGATAAGGTCGTTCTCAAACAGCTTTACCGTAGGTGCGCCGCTCTATATCAGTCTAACTGCGGGTGAACTTACCGATGACCTATCGTCTCATACGACAGGTGACTTTGTTAGGGCGGTAGGATACTCCCTTAGCACACAGCTTATTTACCTCGATCCGTCACCCGACTTTATTGAGCTTGGATAATGCCGGACACCACTAAATATAACGGAATTGAAATGGGAGACATTGCTAGCATAAACGGGCAGGACGTTCCGTCCGGAGGTGGTGGCGGCGGGGCCTATGACCCGGTTGCAGGTACTGGTACATACACTGAAACCATACCCACATCAGGGCTATTAAAAATGGGTGGCATGAGCCTCAGTAGTAGCGTTATTAGTAATGAAACCCTCCCTAGGTTTGAGCATGGTAGCACACCTGTAGTCAACTTCTCTAGCGACGTTAATGCTGAACAGCTGATAGCTGCTGAGAGTAAGTCTGACTTCATTAAAATTAGTTACGGGAGGTATTCCGCTTGCGGAATTACAGCTAGCGGACAGCTATGGGAGCTGGGGTATTCCAGTTCTTTTTTAGATGGAAACGCTACCACCACATTCCAGCAGGTAACTGGCGTTGGGGATTCTGATACCGGGTGGACCGACATATCAG